CGACCGCTCTAACCGAACTCAGGAAGCGCTCAAATGGCCGCAGCAGTTGAGAAGATCAAGATCAGTCTTGAGTTTTCCGACTCAGGGGCTGCTGCTGTAGTCAAGAAGCTAGAGAGTTCTTTCCGTGGGCTCACTAATGCAGCTAATCAGCTGGATACCAAAGGAATCGGCCAAGTAAGAGATCGAATAAAAAGCTTTGATACGGCTGGTAGAAGAAATATCAATACGATTCAATCCCAGATCAGCGCTTTGACAGCGCTTAGGAATGAAGCACGGATTGGATCGAGGCAGTTTAAACAGTTAACAGCAGACATTGCTAAATACAGCCAAGAGCTGCAAAAAGCTGAGGGGCGCAAAAGGACTGGAGGCAGGTTTGTTGGAGCAGCTAAAAGTGTTGGCGCTATTGCCGCTGCTGGCGTCTTCGGTGGGCCTGAAGGCGCTATTGGCGCAGGTATTGGCGCTTTGGCTGGCGGACCTGTTGGGGCCGCTGTTGGTGGTGCAGTTGGCGCACAGGTTGGGCAAGTTAGGCAGGCACTCGGCGCAACTGCTGACTATGCAGCAACTCTGACCAAGCTGCGAATTGCCTTAAAGGGCGTTACAAGCGGCCAAGCTGAGTACCAAGAAGGGCTTTCGTTTATTCAGCAGACAACCAAAGATTTTGCTGTTCCTCAGGAAGTTGTAACTAGGCAGTTCACCAAGCTGCAGGCTTCTGTTTCAGGTGCAGGCGGAAATCTTGAAGACACGAAAAAGGCTTTCAATGGAATTGTTGCTGCTGTTAGGGCGACAGGCGGTTCACTGACTGACGTTGATTCAGCGTTGACTGCAACTGCGCAGGTCTTCTCCAAAGGTAAGGTCTCTGCAGAAGAATTGCGCCAGCAGTTAGGTGAGCGCTTACCTGGAGCGTTTACTTTATTTGCCGAGTCAGTTGGCTTGACTCCTCAAGAGTTGGACAAGGCTCTTGAGGGCGGCAAAGTTACCCTGCAAGATTTCCAAGTATTTGCAGAGAAACTTTTCGATAAGTACGGGGAAACTGCGAAGACAATTGCAGACAGCCCTGAGGCTGCAGGTGATCGACTAAAGGTTGCATTAGACAGCCTTTCTGAAAATGTGGGTGAGCTGTTGAAACCCATCGGCGCTGCTTTTCAAGAAACATTTATTAACATTGTTGAATTTATAGATATGGCCATAGGCCGACTCAAGCTATTCCTTGAGTTGGGCGCCACAGGCACTAAAAACAAGGTTGATAGGCTCTCGGCTGACATCACTCGACTTCTTAAGAAGCAAGAAGAGTACGATCAAATTGATCGCAAAGCAGGCAGAAGCGTCATACGGCCTAGCGATAGAAGAATGGTTGAGCATCAATTAGAGCAGAAGAGAGAGCAGCTGCAAGGTGCTCAGTCAACACTTCGGAGCCTTACTGGTTTTAATGTTATTGCTGAGCCCCCGAAGAAAAAAGGATTACCAGGCGGGGGCGGCACGGAAGGCGGGGGAGATGGAGATGGAGACAAAAAAACGCCAATGAGTGACATCGAGCTTGCTCTACGCCGTCAAATGCGTGGTGCAATTTCAACTGAAGATTTAAGGCTTCAGGCCAATTTGCAGCTTGCACTGGATATGACGGCTGCGAGACAAGAGACGGAAGACGTGAATAAGCGCATCAATATGGAAGAACAAGCTCATGCAAATTTTGCTGCTGCAATTAAAAAAATCAAGGAAGACGAGCTAAAAGTACAACGTGACCTACAAGCTTCTCTTGAAGATCGCCAGTACAATCTTGGCTTAATTACGGAGCAGGAATACATCCGACTGCAGATTGAACGTGAGCGTAGAAAATTAGAAGAAGGAGGCGCTAGTGAAGACATGATTGAAAAGAGCCTTGCTGCCCTGCAGCAAGAGCTTGACCCAGACTTCTTTACCAGTATCAATAAAGCCTTGGCAGAGATGCGTAGAAATTTTGATAAGTTGATTGATCCGGCCAAAAATGTTGTTGATGCTGCAACTGCTATTGGTGATTCTTTCGCCAATTCTTTTAAGCAAGTCATTACAGGACAAGCATCTGCTCGAGAGGCGTTAGCAAGCTTCTTTGCGAGTGTCGCCGATCACTTTGCTGACATGGCGGCAAAGATTATTGCAGAAGCTATCAAGATGCAGGCAATTAAATTTATTACTCAAATCATTAGTTCGTTCATTCCAGCTGGTGGTGGAGCTAGTGCAGTCTCCAGTAGTGCGTACGGAGATATGTCTGTCGCAGGCCCGTCGTTTTTCCAGAACGGAATGATTTCTGGTTATGCACAAGGCGGCTACGTCCCAGGCGGCTTCAAAGCATTCAGTCAAGGTGGCGTAGTAAGCCAACCCACTCTTGGAATGGTTGGAGAGGGTGGTGAACCGGAGTTCATCATTCCTCAATCCAAGATGCGCGAAAGCATGGCTCGGTATTCACGAGGTGTTCGTGGCCCTGGTGTGATTCCAGATGGCACTGGCCCAAGTGCCGCTAGCGGTGGAGGCACTGCTGTTGCTGCACCAATTGACGTTCGGTACACCGTGGAACGTATTAATAGCGTTGACTATGTGACTGCTGATCAGTTCCAGCGTGGAATGCAGCAGGCTGCAGCGCAGGGTGCAACACAAGGCGAGCAGCGAGCTTTGACTACTCTTAGGCAGAACACATCGCAACGCCGGAGGATTGGTCTCTCATGAGTGATACCGCTCTCGCGTTCGGACATTATTTGACGCTGCGCTCACCTACGACTTTGGGTGATTACAAGTTTCAGAATTATTGGGTCGGCGAAAACGCACCTTTTTTTACGCTCGACACAAACAGGCGAGTTGAGTTTGGATTTTTACCGTTTGCGTTTTCAGGCGTCACGATCACCAAATCTGGTGACAACCAGCCTGCGACGATCGCATTTCCAAACAACGAACTGAGCCGTCCATTTGCGACGATCGCAGTGCAAGACGAATATCTTGCCAACGTTCGCACCGTGTTGATCGACCCGAATGACAAAGACGGCTACACCTTGCTAAATCAGTACATCGGGCAAATCGTTAGCGCCAAATGGGACAGCACATCATTGACGCTAGAAATGGCGTCAGTGTTTGATGCTGTTGGAGCGGATGTACCACGCAAGCGTCTAACGCGGCAGCTTGTTGGTCATCTGCCCTTAACGAGCGCTGTTCGAGTTGCGTGATTGATTTGATCGGCAGACCCTACCGTCTAGGTGCTGATGGCACTGGAGCGGACGGAGCAATCGACTGCATCCATCTGGTCTATGTGGTGTTGGAACGGATGAATATTCCAACGCCTGAGTTTAAGGATGACTGGTATAACCAGAGTGTTAGGCAGTATGGGCGAGATTTATTGAAGTGGGGAAGTCGAATTGACCAGCCCGGTTACGATGGGGACGTGTTGCTGCTAGATCAGGGTGATCCTGTCTTTGCAGTCGTTTG